ATTCAGTGCCAAGCAGCGCAGCTCGCGCACGCACACTTTACAGGCGCCTTTGGCGTGCTGCCCGGAGTGAAGAACGCCGCCGTTTTCGGCCAGTAAGTCTTTGAGTGAATCGAGCGTTAGTTCCACGCGAGTGCCTTACTTTTGAGTCCTACTTATACTCCGCGCACACCGCGCTTTTGAACAGTATAGACTCTCCGGGTGCCATCTCGTCACGTAATACTCAGGACCCCCAAGGAGTTGCGCAGGGCGCTCACCCGACTGGAGAGGCGCGCCTATGCAGAGATAGTGCGCGCCATGCGCGACACAGCGCGATACGGTGAGTCTAAGGTAGTGCAGGCGGCGCAGAAGGCAAGGCCCTTCAGCCCGATCGCTCAGCGCACCTACGTAAACTCCTGGGTGGTGAAGAGCACCGGCGGCGGGGCGATCCTAGGCAACTCGGCCTACCACGCCTACCACGTGGAGGTGGGGCGCCGGCCGGGCCGCAAGCCGCCGTTGTCTGCCATTTTAGCGTGGGCCGATGCGAAGAACTTCGCCGCCGAACGCAAGCCACTGAAAAAGCGTAAGAAAAAGCCGGGTGAGTCGTCCCGCCCCCAACTAGGACTCAAGAAGCCTGGTGCGTCTGTGTCGCAGGGAAGGTCCACCAAGGCACGTAGACCGCGAAAGCGCACCTTCAGCCAGGCGTTCGGGTCTTTCGGCGGCGGCAAAGACCGCGCGCTGCGCGCTTTCGCGTTCTACGTGCAGGCGAAGATAGGGAGGCGCGGTTACCGCGGCAGGTACATCCTGAAGAGCGTGCTTCCCGCCATGGGCAAGTTCTTGAAGAAGAGCATGAAGCGCGGGATCCAAAAAGCCATCAGCAAACCGAAGTAACGGTATAATCGCCAGGTGTCGACGTACTTCCGGTACAACCCAGACGGAACAGCCGTCTACCAACAGGTAGGTCGGGAAAGCGTTCAAGTAGCTGACCCTGCGCGCGTGGGGCTGTCACCGGGCAAGTGGGTAGACGACCTCACGGCGCTGCAAATAGGTCTCTGGTACATACTGGACCAAGTCGAGTTCTCCAGCGTGGACCGCCGCTCGCTCATCATTGATGGCGTCGCCAAGGAGACAAAGTTCCGCTTCGGCGAAATTGCGCTGGACCACCCAGATACTACTGACACGATGGCGTCAGACGCACCCATCGTGACGATCATGGCCAGGGACGAGACAGAGCTACAACTAGCGGGGCCCCTCTCAGAACAGCAACTTCTCGAGGAGACGGCTAACTATTTTGCTCCTGGCACCATATTGCAGAAGCTGTATGAGTCGAACGTAACTCTAGACGTCATCTGCTGGCTTACAAACAAGGACGACAGAGCTGCTGTGAGAAAAGGCGTCATATCCGCCATGGCCCGCGAGCCCATGGATTCGCGGCCCGGACGCCGGGCCATCATCGGCCCATACTACGAGCGACTCGCTATTTACGACCTGCAGTCCGTCATGTACGTGGACGAACCTGACTCTGCGCGGGCCAGCACGTACCCCATCATATTCAAGGTCGCCTCCAGCATTGAGGTGGTCGACCTAGTGGCCATTCCGGAAGAGTTCAAGGCACGCGTGTGCCTTGAGACTGGCGTAGGCCTGCCGATAGACGACTGCGACTAGCGCAGGCGGCTTGACTACCGAGACTGCTCATTGTTGACTAGTGCCTACCTAAGGCGGGCTCTTCTGCCCTGCCCTTTTTGACACTACACGACGGCGACTAACTTAGGGCATTATACATGAGCGGATTTCAAAAGGGCTACGTGAGTTTCCCCGGATACCAGGCGTTGTCCGAGATCGAAGCCGTCAGCATAATCGAGGAAGCGCCCCCGTCGTTCCCCCTGGGAGCCAGCACCGGTACCGTGTGCATGGTCGGGGAGTTCGAGCGCGGGCCGCTGGAGGCGCCTACACGCGTATTCGGCGAATCTGACCTCCGGACGACCTTCGGCGAGTTCGGGCACATCAAGGGAGGCATCCCGTACAAGTACCCTGTGGCGGCCAAGTCGGCCGGTAGCACGTTCGCGTGGAATGGCAACGCGTTCGTCCAGATGCGCTCCCTGAAGTTCTCGGCGCCCATCCTGTGCCGCGTGGACAACTCAGCCGGTGAAGTATCTCTTAGCCGACTTGCCACACTAGTCAGTACTCTAGCTGCCCCGTTCGCTATTGAAGCGGGCGACACTCTCAGCGTCAGCGTGGACGGTGGCGCCGCTGTAACCGGCACTTTCTCTGCCACGGCCGCGACAATCACGGGTGACTCCGGTACGTACCCTACTGAGTTTGTGGGCGGCGAGACGCTAGAGTTGAAGATCGACGGCAACCCGACGCAGGTAGTCACGTTCTCCGCAGCAGACCAGTCTCTGGTCCAGGTCATTGACAGGATCAACAGCCAGACAGCTTCTAGCATAGCCTCTGACAGCGCTAGCGAACTCCAGCTGTCCAGCAGAAAGCTTGGCTGGGGGGCCAGCATTGATGTCGTCGGCGGAACCACCCTGGCCACACTAGGCCTTCCCGCCGCGGCTACGCAGCAGGTCGCCACCCTGGCTATTACCGCTGTTGGCGGAGGCTCCGAACTGTGGACAGCGTCGTTTGACCAGTTCATCGACGGCCAGACGTACACGTACACCGCGACGCACACGGACGATGGCACGCCAACCGAGGCAGAAGTTACCGCTGGGCTAATCGCTGACTTCCAGTCGCAGAGCATCCCCAACGCTGCCTTCTCTCAGAGCGGCGACGACATGCTTCTGACCATGGACGCCAACAAGCTTGCGTCCAACTTCCTGGCCAGTTCAGACGGCACCGGTACGGCCACATTCGCAGAGTCGACGCCGGCCGTTCTCACGCTAGCTACGGGTACCGGTGTGGTGCGTGATACATCACGCGTGTCTCAGTCTGAGTACAACACCGTGGTAGGTGCTCTGACAGGAGTTGGCGCAGGAGCTAACGCTGACGGCCTGGCCGCTGTGTCAAACACGGCTACCCCAGGGACTGGCACCATCCAGTTTACCGGAGGAACCGGCCTTGCGGCATTCGGGTTCAACTCCACCGACGTTGGTCAGGCGGGCGCCGGCGGGATCGCGGGCACCGTCCCCGCAGGTACGCTACTCAGCGATCCGGCCACGGGCGGTCTGTGGATCACCCTGGAGGACGTGGTAGTGACCGCCGACAACGGCGGGGCATACTCGGCCAAGGTCCGCCCCGCCGTTGACGACGACACCGCACCTACCAGCGCCGCGGCGGGCGTCACGGTTGTCGAGGACACCCTCTTCACCGAGTTTGCCGTCACCAACGCGCTCCCGCTGAGCCGCCTGACTGACTCTCAGATGGACTCCCGGTACGAGTCGGCCATCGACGCGCTGATCGACTCTAGCGGCGAGTCGTTCAACATCAACATCCTGGTCTGTGCTCGCGTGAGTGAGGTGATTGACCAGAAGGTGCGGTCCAACTGTCTGGCAGCCACAGGCTCGGGCCACTCTGCTCGCAAAGGCGCTGTTGCCCCCGACATCGGAACGTCGCGCACTGTCGCGCTCAGCCAGGCTGGCCAGGGCGTCGGTAACGTGGGCCGCGAGCAGCGCGTCACGTACTGTTTCCCCGGGCTCACCAAGCGAATTCCGGAGATCGCAGCTATAGGCGTCTCTGGCGGCACCGGCTTCACCGAGGACGGTATCGTGCAGGTTCCCTCGCACATGTTCTACGCGAGCGTGCGCTCCGTTTTGAACCCCGAGGAGAACGCCGGGCAGATGTTGAGTGACACCAACTATGGGCTCATGCCTGCGGTTGCGCTGGAGGACGCGTACAACCGCGAGAAAGGCGGGCTGGGGCTCACCATGCAGGACTACATAGCCTTCAAAGCCGCAGGTATCTGCGCGCCTAGGTTCGACCGAACCGCGGGTATGGTGTTCCAGTCAGACGTGACCAGCGTAAGTCCGCTGGCTCAGCCGGCTTTCGCGGACAACAAGCGACGCTACTTCGGCGACTTCCTCATGGACACTCTGTGGGGCATCGGCAAGTTGTACGAGAAGAAGTTGAACACGTCTTCTCGCAGGACCGCGTTCATCACCGAGGTAGACTCGTTCCTAGACCTGTTGCGCAGCCCGAACCAGCCGGACGCGTCGCGCCTGGAGGAGTTCATCGTTCGCGACGAGACGACTTCTCAACTACGCGGCCAGGGGTTCCAGATCCTTCGAGTGGCTGTTAGGCAGTACGCGTCGATGGATTTCATCGTGTTCAGGTTGACCAGCGGAACTACTGTCAACATCGAGGACATCTCCTAAGTACCTTAGCGTACAAGAAAGTTTAGACCATGGCAGTAAATCCGCGTCTCAAGGGACAAGAAACTAAAGTTCTGATCAAGGTCGATGGTGCTCTGCAGACCCAGATCGACACTATCCAGTCGTGCGAGATCGAGTTCGAGCAGACGCTTCTTGAGGAAGGCTACCTAGGCGAGGTCGCTGACCGGGTGGACTCTGTGTTCAATCTGATGCGTCTAGCCATTACAGGCCACTGCACCAGCGCGGCGTACTTGGCGCTGTTCGATGCCATCGTGGCGAGGTCACAGAACCGGCCCGGTGGGGTTGCGCGTATAGATGTCGTCACCAGTATGGCCTTCGCCAACGGAGATTTCCCGACCGTGGCTCTACTGGACTGCTACTTCGAGGGCCTTCCGCTGAATGTAGGCGGCCGTGCAGAGTTCGTCAGCTTCGACCTAAACGGCAAGTGCTCCCAGTACAAGCTGCTAGGCGTGTAACTGGCGCCGTAGGCCCGCGCTGGGCTAAAATAGTGTCGTGTCTGACAAGCCCGACAATGTAAAACTTATCCCAATTGACCGCTGCCGGGACTGGGAAGCCAATCCCAACGAGATGTCCCCCGAGGACATGGATCTGCTACGCCACGGCATGTCGGAAGCCGGCTTCCTGCAGCCTATCCTCGTGTGGGCGCGTCCTGACGATTGGTACGACATGGTCGACGGGCACCACCGGAAGGACTGCGCTAAGGCTCTTGGGTACGTCGACGTCCCCGCGCACGTTCTGCCCGAGGACTTCCCTCCCGAGAAGGTGGATGCCCTCAGGTTGGCTCTGAATCGTCTACGCGGCCAGTCGTCCACCACCGCCGTGGCGCGTCACCTCCAGCGCATGACAGAGGACTACCCGTCTTTGGACATGACCCTCACAGGCTACAGCCAGCAAGTAGTAGACAGCCTGCTGGAATCTCTGTCGTGCGACGACTTAGACGACATCCTGGACGAAGTAGGGTCCGCGGTCATCACACAGGACGATGACGACAAGCCGGCCAAAGCGTTCACGCTTGAGTTGTCCTTCCAGACCGCGGAGGAGCTCAAGCAGGTCAAACGTGTGCTGAAGAAGGCTGCCGGCCGCGGCAACGACATCGCCCACGGGGTGCTCGTTCTCGCCGGTGTTGCCTAAGTAGCGTCAATAAATACGGTGCCGGTGCTCATTATCAGACCCTGCGCTATACGGCGGGATATTTGCTGCGGCAGGCTGCCTTGGCCAAACAGGTCTTCAAACAGGCCTGGCGGCACGTGGAAGTCAACTTGGTTATGCCAGCGGCCGCCCTTCTTGCGCCACTTGGTGAGTATCCAGCACACGTCACCCCACTCCTTGAGCGGCGTCTTTCTCTTGCGCACGGCCACAAGTAACGTAGCCCATGGACCCTCTTTCCTAATCAGCGCGGCACCTAGGTGCATTCGCACGGGCACTACATCGCGCTTGAATCGCCCATTTTTGTCGTAGCAGATCTCCTCCAGGGTGTCCGCTTCCTCAAAGCTTTCAGCGAAAGACAGCATGGTGTTACCATTAGCACGTTAATCCACAAAGGCGCAAAGATACTATGCATCCAGACCACCCAAACAGCAGCGGAATAGCCGGGCTGCCGCCCATGGACTTGGCCCGCGCGGCAATCGCGCAGGACGCCGGCGTGCTTCGAAAGGCGCGGGCTTACACAGAGTTCGCGTTGCCGAAGGCACTACTCAGTGACGAGTACGAGAACAGCCGTTTCACGAAGGACGACCTTGTGATCCGCATGGTCGACCTCACCCCCAAGGAGCAGGAAGCCGCAGCGGAACTAGGCGGGTCCAGCGGCGCACGTATCGCACGCGAGATGGTCTTCGCGTCGCTGTACAAGATTGGTCCCTGGGAGCCGCGCAAGGACCGAGACAGTCTTGAGGAGTGGTGGGAGGCGATTGGACCGCGTTGCACCCAGCTTGTCCAGGCTGCCTACGTGAAGACCCAGTCCGTGGAGGAGGACGACGTCACGTCCTTTCTGGCCTCGGGGAAAAAGGGACGGGAATAGCCTACTAGACCGAACCATAGGCCCGATGACATTCATGATCGGGCTCATGACCAGGGACTGGCACGCGCTGGTGTACTCCTGCCAGAAGTACGTGGTACTTATGGGGCGCTACTGCGGGCAGTCCATGGATGACGCGGAGAACTGGCCTATGCACAGGCTGCGCATGCGTACGCAGATTCTGAGCGAGCTAGTGGCCGCGGAGAACTCAAGCGGTCCGTCTAACTTGAACACGTCAACAGGGATGCCTAGACCATAAGTGTAGGGCTTCCCGTTTGGTGGTAAAATAGGCAGCCGTGGCAGATGGCATAACTTATCACGTCCAAGCAATATTGGACGCCAAGGGGCGAAACAAAGTCCAGCGCAACATGGCCCGTATGGCTAGCCAGTTCGAAGCTACTGGCCGGTCCATACAGAGCGTTGGCAAAAAGATCCAGGGCACGTTCCTGCAGACAGCTGCCACTACAGCCAAAATAGGCACGGGCCTGGCCGCGCTCGGAAGCGGCCTGGTCCTGGGCGGCCTCATCAAGTCGTCCGTCAAGTTCAACGAGGAGATGGAGACCAGCCAGGGCATAATCGCCAGCACACTGCAGCTGTACGACTTCTTTGATGATGCCAAGTTCGACTCAGGCATGGACAAGCAGGCCAAGCTGGCTGCTCAGTTTCAGATGAACCTAAGTCTTGCCCAGGGGGAGATGGATAAGATCTTCAGCATCGCGGCAAAGTCCCCCGCGTCATTTGAGCAAGGTCGCGAGTTCTACCAGATGATGCTTCCGGGCGCGGCCAGTATCACGAGGGACATGGACCGGATCCGCGAGATGTTCCGCAAGGGACTGACCCTAGGCACCATCACAGGAGACTACAAAGTTGCCGGCCAGCAGACCAGCCGTATCCTGAAGGGCGGCGCCGGTGCGGAGTTCGACGTCTGGAAGACGATGGAAAAGCCGATCATGAAGGCCGGCAAGGAGATGGGCCTGTTCAAGAAGAACGTCCGGGAAGGCGCCGACATCACCAAGAAGTTCAACGAACTCTCTGGCGCGGACAGGCTACGCGTGTTCGAAGCCGCCACCGAGGGGCTTGGCGTGGCCACCGACTACTGGGCTACTACTTGGGTAGGCCTGGTATCGACGCTACAGTCCAGCGGGCAGCTGCTGAAGCGAGACTTCGGCCGGGCCATGTTCGACACGATCAAGCAGCGTATGAAGCTTCTTGCTGAGATGTTCAGCCCAGACGGCTCTAGGTTCAAAAACCTTCAGAAAATGGCGGCTACGTGGGGGGTACTCCTGGCAGGTCCGTTGAGCAACCTATTGGAGTGGGGCACCCAAAAGCTCGTCTACATCACCAACAACTGGCAGGACATTTCCATCAAGTTACTGAGGGCGTGGGAGGCCGGTAAGAACGTCGCCGGCCTTATGCTGAAAGCAGCCATACTACGCACAGGCGTAGGCGTGACGGCCCAGGCCGGCGGTATGGCCATACAGGCAGGGTCCGGTATTTTTCAGGTAATAAAAAGCCTGGTCAGCATGGGCCCGGTGGCAGCCGCTGCGGCTATAGCCGTGTCCGCCATAGCCGCTGCCTTTGCTGTAATAGGGGGAGGTGTGTTCGCCCACTTCATATCCAAGTGGGACGAGATCGTACAAGGATTCCGAGACGGCAGCATCTCTATAGCGCCCCTTCTGCAAGTAGTGTCTGACCTCTGGGCAAAATTCCTTGCTTTAGGCGCGGCCATGACCGGAAATGCCAGTGGAGCTAGCATGGCTGGCTCCATAATCAGTCTACTGACTGATTTCATCTACGGTCTCACCAAGACGATTGAATGGACTATACGTATAGGAGCGCTAATGGTGTTCCTTATAGAGCAGATCATAACCAACGTGCAGATGTTGGTTGGCGCAATAGCCACGGCCATGACGTCGATGCTGCTCGGTATACTGAAACTAGCTGAGGCCATCACCGGACAAATCACGGGCACACACTACTTGGTGGGCGAGAAGGCCGGGCAACGTATAGAAGACTCTGCGATTGGCAAGGCCACAGCGTTCATGGAGTCCATACAGGAGGGCGCCATTGACATGACCAAGAACGGCGCTGGCGGGTTCGGGGATAGCGCGCTAGCCCGGAGTATGTTCGAGGGCGCCGATGCTTTCCGCGATGCGGCCGGAACCCTTTCTGGGGAAGACTGGGAGGCACAGTGGCGCTCCGCCCTGGCCCAGGCCGAAGAGGACGCTGCGCGCAGGGCTAGTCAGGGACCGCCCGGAGACCCGTCCAATGATATGACGAATAATCCTAAGGGCGGCAACACGCACATCTACAAGATGACCGTGACAAACGACCTTAGGAACAATGACCCGGACCGGATCATTGGTGCATTCCTGAAGTCAGTGAACAAGGCCATCGACAAGAGGACGGGCGCAACAACCGGCGTGGCGGGGGCTAAGTAAGTGGTACAGTTACCGTTCCAGTCACTTGTCGACCAGGCGCTGGATCCTACAGCCGCCTTTCCGCTGTCCATAGAGGAGCGTGGGGGCGACTTCCGGGCTATCACTCTGCGCGGCAGGACTCTTCCTCACCGCGGTACGAACGGAAGCGGCGGCGGCGTAGCGTTCCCCAGCGAGCTCCGCATAAACACGCACTACTACCCAGGCAACCCTGTTGGAGACGCTCAGGTTCTCGGGGCCATGTGGGGCGAGACATTGTTGAACGGCCGCTGGCGGGACAACTTCCTACAACAGCAAGAGAACCAGGCTCTGCTAGCAAACTTCCCGCCATTGACGCCGGCGGGTGCGGGGTCCGCCATCGCCGGCGGCAATACGTTCGCGTCCAGCGGATCGGTGCCATCCGACGTAGTGACCAGCGCTCGAGCCCTGCGCGACGCGTTCTACATGCTGCAGAGGGGGGGTCAGTTGCTTCGTCTAACATGGGGATCCATCGCTAGGTTCGGTTTCATCAAGGAGTTTACGCCGACGCACTCTACTGAGAAGGAGATCTACTGGGCCATGACGTTCCAGGCGATTGGCGACACGGACGCGCCTGAGAAAATCCAGGAACTGCCCAGCCTAGACCCGCCAGGGCTGCTAGCCGCCATCGCTGCGGCTCTCAAGGAGTTCCTGAACACGATGAACACGCTGCTGGCGCAGATATACGGTAACGTACAAGCGATCCAGCAGAAGATCACTCAGATAGGCACGCTAGTCACCAATCTAATCGAGGTAGCCAACCAGTTCGTGAACTTGGCCTTTGCTCCGCGTGACTTGTACGGCACCATAGAACAGCAGATCGCCTCCATAAAGGCCGCCATCCAGGACCTGGTGGACACCGTCAGGTCAATCCCTGCAGCGTACGCGGCTAAGAAGGGCGGCGCCGACCAGGAGCAGGTTAACGAGACAGAGGAACTCGTGACTGCCATCATATCCAACGCACTGGCTTTGGGGCTAAGCATCGTGGAGATCTCCCGACGCCTAGCGCTCATCCAGGAGGCCAACATACGCGGAGTGGCCGTGGTCCAGCAGGGCCAGACACTACGGGACATCGCTAGAGAGTTCGACATGTCTCCAGACTCCTGGACTCTCATTGCCGAGTACAACGGGTTCACGTCGTCCGTTGTGCCCGCAGGCACAGTTGTGCGCGTGCCAGCAAACACGGGGGCAGAGAGGGGGTAGCAAATGCGTATCAACTTTCCCCAGGTGTACGTGGAAATTCTCGTACGCCCCGACGACTTCCTGAAGATCCCGCATATACCGGTGCCGCCGCCCCCGCCTGGACTAGACCCGGTCGCGCAACAGGAGTTCCTGCCCTTCACCAAGAAGATCATCCCGATTCAGTGCTCGGTCAGTCTGCGTAACTACCGCGAGGCCAGCGAGTTCAGAGTCACGCTGAGGTACGACCAGTTTCCGGTCGACCCGCGCCTTCTACGCGCAGTAGCCATCAAGATATACGCTGGCGACATTGGCGCGAAGCAGTTCTCCGACACACAGGGGCCCATCGGCGGAAGAGGTACTACCGTGCTCATACCGGAAGTGGACCCCGGAACTAACTTGAGCAACGAACTGCTGCGCGGGTTCGTTGACACTATCGAATCCGCACAAGGCGATGACAACACGGTCGAGTTGACCGGTAGGGACATCCGCGGGTTCTTCATTGACGCGGAGATCCAGAACAAGGCGATCTACGGCATACCGGCCACCACGCCTATAGACGATGTGATCCGCGAGATCATAGACGGAGCTCCCGGCGCAGACGCCGTACCGCAGAACGTGCTGGAGGATGTACACGCCAATTCTGAGAAATCCGTAAGTTTGAAGAATTCTGCCAAAAGGCTGGCTCGTAAGGTGTCCGCCATCAACGCCAGGATCGCGTCAGCGCAAGCTCTCCTGGCTTCTGCGGCCAACCCTGCTGTAATAAGTCAGCTTCTGATTAGGCTAAACGCCCAACTAGCAGAAGCTACCGCTAAACTAACTGTGGCCCAGGCGAAGGCTGGCAAGGCCGCTGCGTTCGCCGGATGGCCCCAAAGGATTGGTCTGCCCGGCGCCAGGGGCATCAAGATCGTGAACGCCACAGGAGAGAACCTCCCAGCCGTAGGCTCCATCAAGGCCCAGTGGACCCGGTCAGACAAGACCGTGAAGAAGGGGCGCAAGGGCGGTATGAAGGGGGTCAACGAAGCTACGCAAAAGCATAGCTACTGGGACTTCATCGTGGACATGGTGACCGGCGCAGGATACATCTGCTACTTCCGGGTGCCCCGCGATGCTCAGGCTGGGTTCGTGCAAGCCGCTGAACTGGTAATCGACCACCCCAAGACGTACCACCCGGAGGTCTCCGGCACAGATATCCACACATTTCAGATGGGCTTGAACGTAGACAGCCTGGACATCTCGCGGTCGTTCATGGGCGAGAACGTGCCTAAGGCCATCGGCCTGAAGTCTGAGTCCGCCGCTACGGGAGAGCCCATATCTGTGGTGTACCCGCCTCTGCCGGAAGCGCCCGCTAACAGAGCGGCAGCCAAACTGGGAGGCGTCGACAAGATCGAAATACGCTGGTACTCGATTCACGACCCTGTGCCTGGCCCAGACCCAGAAGCTCTACTGAAGGTCCAAGCTCAGTCTATTTTCGAGCAGTTAAACAAAGGCGAAATGGAAGTAGCTATTGAAACAGAGTGTCTGTCTACGAAACCGTCCAGCCGCAACAACGGCTACCCGGACATGCTTCAGCTCAGGCCGGCGGACCCGATACGCGTACCTCCGGCGCTATTTACGCAGTCCACGTCCGGAACTAACAGCTACGTCACCAACTATGGTAAAAACGAGGCCAAGGACCAGGCCACGAGAGTGCGAGACCTCGTTAAAAACACAGGAATGCCACACGCGCTAGCCGCCGCCATAGTCAGCGGTGAGGAGTCAGGTAAACTCCAGGAGGTCTTCTATTGCCAGGAGTTCGACGTGGACTTCGACGCGGACAGCGGGTTCAGTTTCAAGGTCAAGGGAATCGCCTACCTTGACTCTAGACATAGGCTTAACGACTAGTGCCTATTGTCCCTAAGGCAGCGCCCAAGAGTATGCCCGTGCCCAACGAGGCCGGGGTTTACTGCAAGTTAGGTGAGGTAGGGCACCAGGACGATACACCCATGTACTGCTGGGTGGACCCTACTAACAACTACGTGATGGTCGAGGTCACCATTCGGCCTGACGGCGAGGAGATAATCGCCCGCCTGGACACTAGCGTTGTAGACGATGGCGGCTTCTACATGCCGCTACACTACGGGGCCAAGGTTGCCGTGGTGTTTCCCGGCGGAGTGGAGACCGTAGGCGTGATCGTAGCTCGCCTGAACGACGCCGCCTGGCCGTTCCCCGACTCGGTGTGCGACATTCCCGCCAAGACGCCGGCCGGCAACATGCCAATGTTTGCCTTCCTGAAGACCGGCAGTGGTCAACTTTTGGCCATAGAGACTGGCGACGGCGGCGACGTTGTCGTGCACAGCGGCGGCTCGGTGAAGTTCAAGGCTGACGGAGGCCAGCTGTTGCTCGGCGGCAGGACACACATAGGCGGGGACTTCACTACCCCTCCCGTGGGCGACTCGGTGGGCCCTGCCGGCGAGATCCTTCCAGGTGTTCCTGGGACGCCTCACGTGCCACCACCGGGCACCAACGCGAACCTGCCCCCCGCGGTAGCCGTGGACTCCGACGGTCTTCCGTGGCCGGCTGAGGGTCTCGTGCGGTACAAAGACAAGGTGCAGTCCAACGCGTCCTCTGACCCGGACTTCTGGGCCTGGTTCACCCTGATGGCCAACGCAGTCACGGTCATCGCTACCGAGTACTCCGCCCTTCAAGTAGCCGCCAATACTGCGGGTGCTCCGCAGCCTTGGTTGGTGGCCCCCAACCCCCTTGTACTGGCTCCTCCGCCACTAACTCCGCCAGCGTCAGTGAGCTCCTGGCCAGAATCCTGCTCTCAGCATACGTGTTCCGATGGCTAAATGGATCCCACTAGTAGTTACATCACGACGCATCGCCGGAAGGCTCCTGCGCACGTCGCGCGGAGGGCATATGGCGCTCACCAGTGACGAGATTCGTTACTGCGTGGACGCCATAACTAACAAGTTCTTGTCCTCCGTGCTACGCAAGCGTATGGGCGCCATGTGGCTGGAGTACGGCGCCGGTGTCGTAGAAAGCGCCTCGGAAGACCCTGACAGGCGCACCTCGGTAGACGACTCTTTGGACGCTATGGTCCTCGGGGAAAGCTCTAGTGGTGGTAGCATGTAACCGTAATGACTGCGGCAAGCATAGTCATAACGCAGCAGAGCGTATCTGGGGCGGCGGGAGTGTCTAGGCAGGACCTTGTCTTAGGGCAAGTAGTAACCCTAACTAATTCTGACAACTCGGGCGTGCGTGCATGGCGTTGGCGCATGGTCGACCGGCCCACGGGCTCGGTAGCAACAATAAACAGCCCGCTGTCCGCGTCTTCGTTCTTCACCCCAGACGTGGCTGGGTCATACCTAGTAGAACTCACTGTGGACGAAGGCCGGTCGGGGCAGGTGGACAGAAGGATCGCCGCCGTCCAGGAGACCGTAGGAAGTAGTCAGGTGCGCTGGCCGGCGGCTGGAGAAGGCGACGAAGCCAACTGGAATATCGGGGGCACGCCAAATACGCGCGGCTGGCTTCCCTCCCTGGAAGACGCAGTCAGAGCCGCCCTAGCAGAACCCGCGTCCTCTGGGACAGCAGTACCGTACATAGTTCGCGAGGTAGACCTAACAGCGGAGTCGGCGCAGGACTTCTTTGCCGGCGGTGACGGAGACTATGTCATAAACGGAACCACCTGGCACGTGGCTAACACAGCCAACGTGGGAACGTCATTCGGCGTTGTGCCGGGCGTGGGGGTACGCCAAGTAGACACCACTTCGTCAGGGTTCGCATACACGCACAACACGCAGACGGCCCCGTACTTACGCACAGAACTGGGGGCTCTGATACCTGATTACGACCCATTCGGCGTGTACGCCATAGACGTGCATCTGACAGCCAGCGGAGACGACGACGAAGAGCAGGTCAAGTTGTCTCTTCACGGAGAAGCCGGCACGCCTGGAACTTCCGTGGCCAGGCACTTCTCTATAGCGCGCGGTGTCATGACCGGCGGCGGCTACGTCAACGTGGAGGAGGACAGCACCATACATCGCGTGGCGGCTGCTGATACGCCGGATGGGGCCAGCACTAATGTCATCAGCGTACGCTGGGACGGGTCTGGCCTGAACTTCGGGTCTCGGTTTGGTCAGTACAGCGGCGACTGGCCAAACCCTTCCGCAATGACACCGGGCCCGTCCTTCTCAGAGTCCGGCACGCTGTCGCGCAATATACTGAATCATCCTGACGTTTTCATCGCGCTATCCTGGCCCGCCCCTAGCGGAGCGGGCGCTAACAACGCCGGCGACGTACACCGTATCAGGGTCTGGCGGCTGGGGTAACTACAGTGACTTCTTCTAGGATCGTAATCACGCAAAGCGGAGTAGCCGGCGGCCCCGGCATCTCGAGGAACGACCTGGCACTTGGCGTCCTGGTGTCACTGTCAAACGCGGACAACGCAGGGGTACGGTCGTGGCGCTGGCATCTCTTGGACAAGCCCGCAACATCCAACGCGGTACTGAGTAACCCAATATCTGCAGTAGCGTCGTTCACGCCTGACGTGGAGGGGTCATACTTTGTCGAACTCATTGTCGACCAAGGCGGAGTAGGCCAGGTCGACCGCGCTATCGCCGCTGTACAGGAAGACTTCGGCGGCCAGCTGTTCAGGTTCCCGGCAGCCGGTGAGGCCGACGAAGCCAACTGGAATATCAGCGGTACGCCCAACACACGCGGATGGCAGCCGGACGTCACAAGCATCCTGCGCCGATCTCTTACGCTGGCTACAGGAGCCGCCACGGGAGACTTCCTTACCCTCCAGGTGGACGGCAACGCCAATATCGACGGCACTCTGACTGTCGGCGGCGTAGAGGTTCCGGGGGGCCTTGGGTGGGCTTCTGTACTGGCGTTGAGCAGATTCAGCGGCACGGGTAATAACCCGGCTATTTCCAATACGGCGTCCCTTGAGTTCCACGATGCAACGGTGAAGCGCGCTGAGTTCGACTTTGCGTCCGAGGACCTCCGCCTGCGCGTGTGGGACACGGACGGGTCCACCCTGCGGGGCACGCTGACCATAGACGCGGCCTTGGCGTCGACGTTGACGTGGGACGGCAGTCTTCAGGTGTCGCCTGGTGGCACCGCGGGATTCCGCGTGCAAACAAACCTTGTGTATTGTCAGGGAGGCTCTGCTGCACTACGTGTCGGGGACGGAACCGGTGCCCCTAATCTCATCCTGCGCAAAGCGGATGCGTCGAACGGTGCAATACGTTTTGAAGTAGGCTCGAACCTGCGCTCTCGTATTATTGTTGGTTCATCCGAGGATCTGTCGTTCGAGCATTACGACGTTACCCCGACATTGCAGCACACAACTACGTACCGAAACTCAACAGGCAACTGGGAGTTTCCGTCCGACGTCGACTTGGTCAGCGCAAGCCCACAGCTCACGGTAGGCGATGGCACCGGCGCGGGCCTCGTGCTCGTCGACGCCGACGGTTCGACAACGCAGACGTTCTTCGACGCCCGGCACGCCGGAGTCCGGCAGTGGGCCTGGCGTGTGACGTCCTCGGGGGCGTTCTTATTCACGAACACGGCGGGAGAGAACCCGTTCAGTGTCGTGCAGAACGGCAACGCGACATTCGGGTTTAACGCCAACGTGAATGGCGCATTGTCCGTGGGAGACTCTGCAAGCAACGCTGAGCTGATCCTAAACTCCGCCGCCGCCAACTTCTGTGACATCGCGTTTCGTACAGACGGAGTCACGAGGCACACGATCAGGCAAGAACCCGATCACGACCTCGTGTTCTGGCACCGCGATGCGTCGCAGGTTGTCACGTTCGCAACGACCTACTCCGCAAGCGACGGGTCATGGTCATTCCCGGACGATGTAACCGTCGGTGGCAACATCACAACCGGCGATGCAGCTACATCCGGACGACTTATCGTTGACGGTCCGGCGGCAACATTCTTTGACGTTCTGCTCGTACGCCAAGGCGGAGTGAGTAAGGCCAGGCTCGCCATTACGTCGGCTGGTGATTTCCAGTTTCGCGAGGGCGGCGGGGCAGCGATCATGACGCTGTTTCAAGGGACGTCGGTGATCGACGTCCCGACTTGGGATCTCGATGTCGGCGGCAGGGTCAGCGTTAACAACGACGCAAGCGCGTCCGCAAACTCCGGCGCGGACGACATCGTGCTAGGCACGACTGCAGTGTCGCAAGGCATCGGGATTTCCATCATGGCCGCCGCGGCCGCGACTGGACGACAATGGTACAACTTCGGCAACGAGTCATCGACACTTGATGCGGGGCTCGGTTACCAACCTAGTTCGTCCAGCATTTACCTGCGGTGGGGTAGCTCGGACAGGATCCAGGGCAACGGGGGGTCTTTGTTTCCCGTCTCCGACGGCGGGGTAACACAAGGGAGCGTCGGTCTATCGTTCGGCGGGTTCTACGGCGCGTTTTTGGACGCTGGTCGTGGCGCAGGCACGGGCGGTCGCACCGCGACCGTGAAGGGCGGGACACCTACCGATGGTAACGGTGGGGCTGTGGCCATTACCGGGACCGCCGGCGGCGGGACCGATCGCAATGGCGGCGGTGTCTCAGTCACGGCCGGTGCGGCAACCGGCTCTGGTACTGGTGGCAACATCACAGTTCAGCCGGGTTCGAGCCCGAGTGGAGCCGCCGGCCGAATCGACCTGAACGATGCAGACGGCACACAGATCGTTCAGGTCGATTCGGCCGGCGTGGATGTGAGCGGCGACCTAGACCTCAGCAGTGCAAGCCCGCAGCTGACAGTAGGTGATGGTACCGGGGCGGGGCTCGTGCTCGTTGACGCCGACGGTTCGGCAACGCAGACGTTCTTCGACGCTCGGCACACCGGAGTCCGGCAGTGGGCATGGCGCGTCACGTCCTCGGGGACGTTCCTGCTCACGAACACGGCGGGAGAGAACTGGTTTTCGGTGGTCCAGTCGGGCACTGTCACACTCGGCGGCGGCCTCACTGTCTCCGGTGCCGCCGTCACGCTCGACGGACCTTCGCTTGATTTTCGCGTTGGCTCCGCGGCGTCGTCATCTACGTTTCGCGCGATCAAGCCCGACGCCGGTTCGTGGTCGCGCATCTTCTCTGTCGACGGCATAGCCGCGGCGAATCGGCGGTGGGTTGAGACGTTCGGCTCAGACGAAAGTCTCACGTTCAACCGGTGGAGCGGCGGCGCCCAGGTAGACACGCCGCTGACCCTGAACGCAAGCGACGGCAGGGTGCACGTCGACACGGCGCTGCAAATCGGCCCCACCGCGGTGCTGTACGACTCCGGCGGCGACTTCTTCATCGAGGCGCCAACGCTCGGTGTATTCGTGGAGTCGCAGGGTGGCACGTGGGAGTTCGACGCCGGCGGAGACCTCATCGCCCCCGGCGGGTCGACGTGGACAAGCACGGTGGTCTCGTCGGCCACCGGGTCGGCTGCATTCCGGGCGTCCGGTGCATCACCGACTTTCCTGTTCGGTAGCGGCGTAGGCACGCCGCAGATCTACCTCGCAAAATCTGACGCGGGCGCTGCCAACCTGTGGTGGATGGTCGACGGAACGGGCGATGCGCAGCGTCGGTGGCTCCTGCAGGTCGACGCCAACGAGGACTGGAAGCTAAACCGGCGCGATGCTGCGGGCGCGTCCGTGGACAACCCGATCACCGTCAGCTGGACCAGCGGTGAGGTGTTCATGGAGAGCCGCCTCACGCTGGAGAACATCAACGCGCTGAATCTGTCGCACGCGTCTCCGGTGGTGACGGCAGGCGACGCCACGGGAACGGGCGGGCAGTTCGCGTACCGCAAGGCGGACGCCTCGACGTTCCAGTGGGCAGACGTTCGGAGCGGCGGCTCCTCGTCGACCGATCGAACGTGGGTGGTCGGGTTCCAGGGCACGTCGCAAGACCTGCGGTACGACCGGTACGACGGCTCTACCGGGGCACTGCTTGACTCCCCACTGCGCATCGACTGGGGCACGGGCGACATCTTCGCCGCGAACGACCTGTACACCAGCGGTCTTGGGGCCTTTGGTGCCTCCGCCATCCCGGCCGGTAAGTCGATCAGCCTCTACGTCGAGGGCGGTGCAGGACGAGTCACGGCCGCGTCGGTCTCCACCGACGCCACGAACAAGACCGCAAGATTCGGCGTCTCCCACTACACGAACGCCGAGGAGGTCGTCGACGCGATCATCGCTACGTGCACATCGAGCACGAACTCCGTCAGCGTAGGCGGGTCGTCGATCGCGAACGCGCCCACGCAGTTCTCGGTCTACACCTCCGCAAACAACACGACCGTCACCGGCACCGAGCGGCTCCGAGTCGACAACAACGGCCTCGTACAGACGCTCAACGGGAGCGACCTGAGCGTCGACGGTGACGCTCTGACGCTGCACGCGGCCGGCTCCGGCTCCCCGAATTTCTTCGTCAACAAGGTCGCGTCCGGGTTCGCCACGCAGACGTGGCGCACGGCCGCCGGCGCGGACACGGCTGGCGACAAGCGGTTCCTGTTCGACACTGACGAGTCGCTGAAGATCCAGAGCTTCTCCGGGGCGTGGGGCACTCTGGTGGAGTTCACAGCGGTGGACACGATCTCGGTCGCCGTCTCGGCCACGTTCACGTCCGAGGCCGTCTTCGAACAGGACGCGTTCTTCGCGAGCATCCTCCCGTCGTCGCCGGGCACCAGCAACATTGGTGGCGCCAGCGAGCGATTCGACGTCTGGGCTGACGCGCTCGACGTCAACACGCTCACACTCCAGTCCGTTTCTGCGCCAGCCACCCCGGCCGCGAACGACACGGTGATCTACTCGCACGACTCTGACGGTCGCGCGAAGCTCAAGGACAGTGACGGCAGCATCAAGATCCTCGGTCTGATGCCTCCGATCCAGTTCGGGCCGGACGACGTTGCCCGCGATTTTGAGGGGAACATCGTGGCGGACGGTACTGACCCGTCGGCAATATACGTGTCCGAGTGGACCACGGCAGACCGCCAGGCGCTGGAGTTCCAGAACACGGCCTCGATGGGTGCATCGTGGAACAAGTTCCTGCCCGAGACCTACTCAGGCAAGGGCCTGCGCATCCGCCTCATGCTGGCAGGTGATACTGGGTCGGCCACTACAGCCACGTTCGAGGCAGCCTTCGAGCGCGTGCGCACCGGTGACCCGGCTGACACGAGCAGCTTCGCCGCCACCGTGTCAGCCAACGTCACGATGGCAGCGGCCGCCGATGACTTCGTGGAGTGCACCATCAGCCTGTCCAACGCGCAGATCGACGGCCTAAGTGCTGGCGACTTCTTCCGACTGCACATCCGCCGACCTACCGGCGACACGTACGCCGGGGACGTCCGGATGTGGATGGGTGTGATCGAGGAAGCGGTCTAGACAGGCCTCAAATAAGGACTATGCTAAGCCTATGAGACGCGCAACAGTACTGACGGCACTAGCTATGTTGGCGTTGTTAGCCATGCAAGGGTGCGCCGATGCCGCACTACCTATCTACCTGGCTGACTCGTTCGACACTCAGGAGAACCGAGACCTTATCAGAACGTCGATCTCAGATTACCTGGGCCTCGACGTCAGATTCACCAGCCAGCACTACGGCGCACTGATGCTGGACCTACCAGCTATCGCCCCCGGACAAACGGGAATTCTGGTAGGCCACGCCATCAGGCACGACCCTTGCATCAAGTACGCGTGGGCTGCGCCTAGGCCAGCGACTATCGCGCATGAGACTGCGCACACCCTCGGGCTAAGGCACGTGTGCGAGATCGATGACGGGGATTGCACCGCAGAGGACGAAGAGAACCTAATGCACCCCCACGTGCCCCCCGACACGCACCTGTACCTGTACATCGAGCAACTCGAGACGGTCTGGCAGGCGGCGTACCTGCTAGACGCCTGTTGGACGTCCTAGTAGCTGTGGTCCCTCAGAAGGCGCCAGGTGCCACGCACAAGCGTCTTGCGCAGGCTTGCCCCGTCAGACAGTTCCAGGTCCCATACGCCTGTCTCTGGCATAAGTAGCGTCTCCTCGGACGTGGCGGAGCACGTTACGCGGCCTGACCCGGCTGTGTCGTCTACAGCCACTGCGAACGAGTACGACAGCGGGTGGTCCGTGGCGGGCCTCACGCGCATCTGCCCGGTAAGCCCGGTAAGCGTCTGCGCCAGAGATCCGTACCCACACGCGTCTACTTCGCTGTACATGCGAAACACGACCTGGAACGAATCCCCACGCACAGCGGAGAGGTCGTACTTCTCAGGAATGCCTCGCGACGCAATGTCCGCGACCCTGCCCATGGCTACCGGTATCTCAGTCGCCACTGGCGTCCTTCTCCGGCAGTGCCGACGCATCCTGCGCCTGCCCGCGAGCGTCAGCTACAGCGGCCATGATGTTGTTGATGATGGCCGACACGTGCTGCGCTGTGTTCGGGTCCTGCGAAAGACCGACGCCAAGAAGTCGGATGACCAGCGCGGCGTGTTCTTCTGTCATTGAAACTAGCATTGCTTACCTCGTACCTGAGCCCACGATATACATGAGTCCGTCTAGTTGCACCATCAAGTTATGCACGGTGCTGCTGTTGTTAATTGAGTGCGGCACAGGAAAGCCCTGTGCTTCAAGAGCGTCGTTTGATTTTACCTCAGTGCCCCTGTGAAGACGCACAACGTGTCCGCCTAGGCTGTGAATCAAGTTCGCCTCTTCGACAAGGCGCACGTCGTCCACCACCACGTGGGAGCCCTCCCGTAGGTACTTCAGTATCCGGCCGAAGGCGCGGTCTGACCAGACGCGTCCTCCCACAGATGTCCGTCCCCAGAGACCCAGGGAGACCATAGCTTCACGCGGTGTTTTTCCGCCTAGCTTTGAGTTAGGCGTGACCTTAAGCTTAGGATCATCCACATCGTCCCAAGTAAGGCCCAACCCGTGCACAAGCATAGCCTTGATGTCCTGCGCGAACCGCAGGCGCACGAACCCGTAGTTATTGCACAAGTAGTCGGCAGACGTCGTCTTGCCGCTCTGCGCCTTACCGGCAAAGCCTATCAACAGGGGGTTAGCACTCAACATTTGCTGTCCTGTATCTGTCTCCAGAAATAAATCGAGTTGGCGCATCCCCACGGGTACATCGGTTCATACAATTCAAAGCCGCAACGAATCAAGTTGTTGGCGCTGGTGATGTTGTCCTTAGTTGTATACGTGTAGCACCCCTCAGCGCCAACGGATGCTGCGTGGGCCACTCGTACGCGAATCATGCGCCTCTGCAGGCCCTGCCCTCGTGCCTCGGGCAGGACCCCCGCGCGGCACAAGAAAACGCAGTTGTCTGGCGGCCAGTACAGCGAGCCGCAGAACCCGACCACCCGACGGTGCGCGTGGTCGTGCTTGGTCACTGTCCACCAGTACAACCCCCTGCCGTCCTTTGTGTACACGTCATCCTCAGGGAATGTGAGCGCGTCCAGGTGGTCGAGCTCGGCAATAACCTCCGCGTCCAAGTTCACGCGGTCTACCGAGTACCACGGCCTCACTTACGCGGACTCCTCCTGAAGAGCGCGGATCTTTCGTATACCTACCGTGTTGCGCTGGTACTCCCCGTACTCTCTGTCTAGAAGCACGCAGACCATACCGCGCCCGGACCTATACCCTGCGCTGACGTGCCAGTTGTCGCCAGGAGCGCACGTACGCAGCGTGTCCGCCGTGCAGCCGCGTAACTCCTTCTGCTGTAGGTGGTGCACGTGACCTGTCACCCACCATCGGTACACGGTACGTCCCCACGCCTCCGGCGTGTCAGCAGCCATGATCTCGCCGAGCGCGTCCAACTTAGGCCCGTCCCCATGCGTGATACCGACCAGGTTCTTGCCGAACTCGTAGTACCAGTAGGCTGCGGGAGACGTCTCCACGACCACGCGGGGGTTGTTATGGAAGTAGGCCTCGAGGCACAGTCCGAGCATGATGGCCACGTCCGGATCGTGGTTGCCCAAGGCGCTACGCAGGCGGACTATCTTGTGCTTCTTGAGCGCCTCCTCAACGATCTTGCGCAGTACACTCACGGCCACGCGCATGATCTTGGCCCAGCGCGAGTCAGCGTCCAGAAGGTTGCCCCCGCGACGCGTGCGGTTGGTGGGGTCGTTCACGTGCGTGAAGTCTCCTACCTGAGCGATCAAGCACTCCTCCGAATCGGGAGCCAGCGACACCAGTTGCGCTGCCGCTACAAGAAGATCCGCCTCGGCCACCTTGAGATCGAAGTCTTCACCAAGAGTTTCCAGGCCCCACGCGAGCATTCCGATGTGAGCGTCGCCGATTCCGTATACGCTTAGGGTGTCCTTCGCGGGCCGCCGTGGCGCACGAAATTTCTCCGACTTTCCGCGGATAGGCTCGAGCGCTGCCTGGCACGCGTCCGCAAACTCAGCAAGTCGGTGCTGCTGGTCCTTCTGGCTCTTGACCCACTGACCTCGAACAAGCCCCTGCCTGTCGTAGTACGTCGACACGCCCTTCACGTGGAACCCGTCCGGAACGGTCTTCTTCATGTCGTGGGCGGGCGACCACCCGCGAAGGGCGGCCCTGCGCCGGGCTTCGCTCAGCAGGCCGCGCACTCGGGCAGGCGTGATCCCGAGTTCTAGGGCAGCGTTCAGTATAGACGTGTGCTTGGCCACGGCGTCCAGCGCTTCGACTTGCCTCGGCGTCGCGTAGTCCTTCAGGTCAATATCAGGCGCGGAGTCCGCAATCTCTGTTTCAGACTTTTTACTAGGCACGTATGTTGTATTCCTTGGCAAGCCCTGTGGGCGATTTGTGGACTAGTACTGGGCGGCAGTACTAGTCCGCGCCGTGGTATTCTACACTCGTGTCCCTCTACGGCCTATCACCTCTTGGAACAGACCTGGGCCCTTTCGGAGGGCCTGGGCTTATCACCGTGCTCGGCGCGCTCCCCGGCAGTACTTACTCGTTCACGGTAGTATACGACCGGATCCCGGACACGTTCGACCCGCTGTCGTACTACTCGGCCACTAACCCGGAGAACTACTCCCTGGGCGCCGTAGACCCGACGTACACGAGCGCCACGACAACCTACATCCCTCCGGGCGGGGTGGTACCTACGCGCTTCCCGTCGGTCGTACTGGCTGAGACGGACGTGGACGATCCCAAACAGGTACACGTGTACACGGACGCCAAGCTCGAGCCGCGAGTCGAATATTTACTAGAAGTTAGGTCAAACATCATCGGATCTGGCGGGGAGGCGTTCGCCGGCCCCAACACTTTTTCAGTGATAGCCCCAGCCCTGCAACAGACCACACTCCCGCAAGAACGTCGCGAACAGCGCTACAGGGACCTGGAGTACGTAATCCTGGGAGACTCTCCTGGGTACAGGTTCGACGAGACGGGCGATATAGCCATACACTCGGCACAGCCAAGCCTAACTAAGCGAATACACAGGAGAATCTTCTCCAGAAGCGGGGATTTCGCTTGGGCCCCTGACTACGGAGCGGGCATATCTGTAAAGGCGCTGGCCAAGGCCGGGGTGCTCCAGTCGGCCGCAGACAAGATCCGCGAGCAGATCCTGCGGGAGCCGGACGTGCAGGACGCCGCCGTGGCGGTACGAATTGCGCGTACTTATGCTGGGGCCATCATAGACATTCGGGCATCTGTGCGCC